AAGTCCACGTAACGCTGAAGACGGAACTCTCGCGGGAGTTGGAAGGACTGGCGAATGCCATCGGCGGCATCTGAGCAAGCGCCCACTCCCGAAATGGTCCTGGCCGGGATTCGCACGACCATCGCTAGTGCGTTGCAGCCCGACCCCGAGTTGACGATCAGCGAGTGGAGCGATCAGTACAGAATCCTCTCGCGAGTCTCGGCTGGCGAGCCTGGCCGCTGGCGCACGTCGCGGACCCCCTTTCTCCGCGAGATCATGGATTGCCTTAGTCCGTCTTCGCCGTACTCGCGCGTAGTGTTCATGAAGCCTGCCCAGATCGGGGGTTCCGAAGTTCTTCTGAACATGCTGGGGTTTATCATCCACTACGCGCCCGGTCCGGCGATGCTCGTGGAGCCGACCGTCGAGCTTGCCAAACGGTTCTCCCGCCAGCGCATCGCGCCGTTGATCGAAAACACTTCGGCGCTGTCCGAGCGTGTATCCGATCCGCGCGAGCGGGATTCCGGCAATACGATTCTGGCGAAGGAATTTCCGGGCGGCGTGCTGGTGGCTACGGGCGCCAACAGTTCCGTGGGCCTGCGATCCATGCCGGCGCGGTTCCTACTGATGGATGAAGTGGATGCCTACCCGCCGTCGGCATCTACGGGCGCAGCGGGCACGGAGGAGGGCGACCCGGTAGACCTTGCGATCCGGCGCACGGCGACGTTCGCCAACCGGCAGATCGCCATGGTGTCCACGCCGACAATTGCGGAGGTGAGCCGCATTGAGCAGGCTTATCAGGAGTCGGACCAGCGAAAGTATTACGTGCCGTGCCCGCATTGCGGCACGCTCCAGATTCTGCGCTGGGCACAGGTGAAGTGGCCGGACCGGAAGCCGACCGAGGCGTGGTATGAGTGCGAGCGGTGCCACGGCCAGATTGCGGACCACCACAAGCCGGCGATGCTGGAGCGTGCACAGTGGCGAGCGGAGGCGGCGGGCGATGGCGAAACGGCTGGTTTCTGGCTGAACGGGTTGTACTCACCCTGGACCACATGGGGCCAACTTGCGAAGGACTTCCTTCGCGCCCGCAAGTCGCCGGAGCGCATGCAGACGTTCACAAACACAGTCCTGGCCCAGACGTTTCAGCAGGCCGGCGCCACTAGAACGGACGCGGGCGAGTTGCTAGGTCGGCGCGAATCTTACCGTCCCGACATAATGCTGCCCGCGGGTGTGGTGCTGATTACGCACGGCGCGGATTTGCAGGCCGACCGCATCGAGGTTGAAATCGTGGGCTGGGGCCGGGATGAGGAATCGTGGTCCTTGGCATACATCGTCCTGCCAGGCGACCCTGCGCAACGCGACCTGTGGGACGGGTTCGACCAGGTCCTCTCGCTCACCTTCGAACATCCGTGCGGCCAGGAGTTGGAAATAGCGGCGGCGTGCGTGGACTCCGGGTTCCACCAGCCGATTGTGCAGCAGTTCTGTTCCGACCGATCGCGCCGGAGGGCGCTACCGAAGATTTACCCCATCAAGGGTGCCGCCGGCCAGCGCCCGGTTTGGCCACGGGTGCAGAGCAAATCGAAAGAGAACCGGCCGCTCTGGGTAGTGGGCGTGGACGCCGCCAAAGAAGCCCTGTACGCACGCCTCAAGATCACGGAGCCTGGGCCGGGCTTTTGCCACTTTCCAATCAGCGACCAATACGACCTGGGCTACTTCGAGCAGCTCACGGCCGAAACCTGCCGGGTGCGGTACACGAAAGGATTCGCACACCGCGAGTGGACGAAGAAGGCTGGCGCACGGAACGAGGCGCTGGACGCGCGCTGCTACGCCTACGCCGCTCTGCAATCCCTGGTTGTGGGCCGCTTCCGGTTGAACAAGCAGGCTCAGCATATCGAGGCTCTATTGGCGGCGAAGTCCGCGGGCGAGGAAATGCGCCGGCAGCCGTCGCCACACCGCGAGCGACGACCCTGGATTGAGCAGCGGGATTGGTTCAACCGCCGGTCCGATTACTGATCCATGGAGGCGTGCATCCAATCCGCAGCGGTAACCGGCGCGTGCCTGATGTGCGGTGGCCGGTCGGAGAAGATGCACCGTCCCATGTTCCAGCGCGGATCGTTTTGCGCGCGCTGCTGCCCAGTATGCAAAGTGGCTGCCACCGCTACCGCGGTCAGCGCCGCAACGGACACGCCGCTGCCACACCCCACGACGCCGTTGGCGGAGGGCCGGTCGCAATGGGCTGATGACGGTTGGGGACCACGACAGGATGACCATGGCCGCTATGTCGATCCGTGGTATCGCGACACGCGGCCACTCCACGAGCCGGACGGATGGATACCACGCCGCGAATGGTTCTGAGATAGTTCCCCGCCTCACAAATGAGTACCGCTCAAATCACACCCGCAATGGCGCGGCACATTGAGATTTGGCCCACCGAGCGGTTGCGCCCTTACGACAGAAATGCACGGACGCACTCCGATGAGCAGGTATCGCAGATCGCGGCGAGCATCAGGGAATTTGGATTCCTGAATCCGATCCTGGTGGACTCGGGCGCGGGGATCATCGCCGGCCATGGGCGTCTCTTGGCCGCACGCAAGTTGGGCCTCACAGAAGTCCCTGTGGTGGTGTTGGACCACCTCAGCGAAACGCAGCGGCGTGCTTACATCCTGGCTGACAATAAGCTGGCACTCAACGCCGGATGGGACGATGCGGTGCTGGCCGAGGAACTGCGGGACATCCAGGCTGATGGCCTCGATCTGGCGGTGGTGGGATTCTCGGATGACGAGATCAGTGCACTACTGGCCGAGCCGGACCAACCGGAATCGGCACCCGAGGTTGACGAAGAGGCTCCAGAAGCGCCAGTTGAGGCGGTTACTAGGCCGGGTGACATCTGGTTGATCGGACCGCACCGGGTGATCTGCGGCGATTGCCGAGACCTCGCAGTCGTTACGAAGCTGCTAGATCCGGCCAACAAGAATTCCCGGCAGGTGAACCTGGCGATCACGTCGCCGCCGTATGCTTCGCAGCGCGCGTATGATCCGTCTAGCGGCTTCAAGCCAGTCCACCCGGAAAAGTATGCCGACTGGTACAGGAATGTGGCGGTCAATGTCGCGGCGGTGCTGGCGCCCGATGGTTCCTACTTCCTCAACATCAAAGAGCACGCAGACGGCGGTCAGCGCAGCCTGTACGTCAAGGATCTGGTGATCGCCCACGTGCGGCAGTGGGGCTGGTGGTTCATCGATGAGCTTTGCTGGCGCAAGACCGATAATGGCGTGCCAGGCGGATGGCCCAACAGATTCAAAAACTCCTGGGAGCCGGTATTCCATTTCACGGCTCCAGAGGCCCGGATTAAGTTTCGTCCCAAGCGAGTTGGCCACGAGTCGGAGGACTGCTTCGATTACAGCCCCAACAATCCGAAATCCACGTCCGGCAGCGGGCTGTTGGGCACGGGGCCGCGAGGCGCCGCGGCTGACGGCGGCAAGAACCAGAGCGCCTGGCAGAGGAGCCATCGAAACCTCACCGCAAGCACGAATCCCGAGGGTCGATACACCGGCATTGCGCGCCCATCAAACGTGATCGAGGTGAAGTCCGAGTCGGAACAGGGATCGCACAGCGCGCCGTTTCCGCGGGCGCTCGTCGAGTTTTTTCTGCTGGCGTACAGCGATCCTGGCGATCTGATATTCGATCCATTTTTGGGAAGCGGCACCTCCATCGCGGCCGCGCACGTGTTGGATCGTGTGGGTTGTGGCTGTGAGATCTCGCCGGCCTACTGCGACGTGGTCCTGCGCCGGATCATGAACCTGACCGGTGGGACACCAACCCTGGCCGAGACGGGCGAAACATTCACGGCGGTCGCCGAGTCGCGCGGCGTGCCCGGGAACCAGGCGTTGAATCCGAAGGACTCTGATTCGCGTGCCATCAAACATCACGGACCAAACCCGTGCTACGGGCCGCGCAACAAGGCCAATGGCGCGCCGGTGTTCGTCAAGAGCGGCCGCATTCGATAGCCATGGCAAGCAGCATATTAGAAATGCTCCGGAAACTGGCGGTCCAGATCTGGCCGATTGACCGCCTGCTACCTTACATCCGGAATGCGCGCACGCATTCCGATGAGCAGGTGGCGCAGGTCGCCGCCAGCATGCAGGAGTTCGGGTGGACCAATCCAATCCTGGTCGGCGGCGACGGTGTGATCATCGCTGGCCACGCGCGCTTGGCGGCTGCACGGAAGTTGGGCATCACCGAGGTGCCGGTTATCGTCCTCGACCACCTGACGGAGACGCAGCGGCGCGCACTCGTCCTGGCGGACAACAAGCTGGCACTCAATGCCGGCTGGGATGAGGAAATGCTCCGCGTCGAGCTGGAATCGCTGAAGGAGGAGGACTTCAACCTCGACCTGGTTGGCTTTACCAGCGAAGAACTGGACGATCTACTCTGCG